TGGTTTAGGTACACCATATGATATTGACATTAGTGGTAATGCTGCTACTGCAAGTAGTGTTTCTACTGGTATTACTGGATTGTCTGATGTAACTATCACATCACCAACTAATAATGAGGTTCTTACATACACTGGAAGTGGTTGGGTAAACTCTGCAGTTTCTGTAACTGGATTACAAGGACGTGCTACCAACTCTGCAACAGTAGCTCTTGCCAATGGTGCTGTTGGTAATAGTAGTATCAACACAGGAAATACATATGCTTTATTAAAAATAGAAACATCTCATGCTGCATGGGTGACATTGTATAGTAGCACTACTGCAAGAACAAACGATTCTGCTAGAGCTAGAACTACAGACCCCACACCTGGTTCTGGTGTTCTTGCTGAAGTAATTACTACTGGTGCTCAATCACAGTGGATTACACCAGCAGTTGTCGGTTTTAGTGAAACTCAAAACAATACTACTTACATTAAGATCGTAAATGATAGTGGTTCTACAGTGAACTTACAAGTAACTCTTACATACGTCAAACTAGAGGCTTGATATGGAAGAAAAAGTCTACATCGTAACTCTCCATAAACACGAAGACTTGGAGAAATTTTACAATGAGATGAGTGATTATCATTTAGTAATGAAACGTCCTATGAGTAGGAATACTCATTACAAGATGACAGAAGAGCAAGCAGAAATATTACGTCAAGATCCTAGAGTGTGGGATGTACAGCTACCACCAGCAGAACGTGGTATGAAAATGTTTAGAGATGTTCTTAACTACACTCCATATAATATTAGCGGAGACTTTTGGAAAAATATTTTTACTGGAACTATAAACACTAACGATAGACAGTGGGGACACGTACATTGTGCTGGTGATACTGCACAAAGAGGTAAAACAATTTTTGGAAGAGATGGAATCAATCTCCTTACTGAAATCGTTGATGTTTTTAATGATGGTAAGCACGTTGATGTAGTTATATGTGACGATCCAGTATCATCTGACTGTAGTGAATGGTTCAGTCCTACTACAGGTCTGTCTAGATTTGTAGAATATGATTGGTATAGTAATTTGAATTCTCTTGTCTCTACTATTGATGACGATGGTGAGACAATACCTACAGGGTCATATCCAAACTATGTTAACAACGCTACTAATACAGAGAGTCATGGTGTGCACGTTGCTGGAACAGTAGCAGGACAACACTATGGATGGGCAAGAGAAGCAAATATTTATAGTATGCAAGTCCTTAGTAATACTTCTAACCAAGGCACACCTGTACCAGATCTATTAATCTTTGATTATCTAAGAGCTTTTCATAGAAACAAGACAGTCAACCCTGATACTGGTATGAAAAACCCAACCATTACAAATCATAGTTGGAGTTATGGTTATCCTTTAGATGATATATTAGAGAAACCAAGTCTTGATCTTAGTGATATTACACAGGTAATTTACAGAGGCACAACTTATAATAGTAGTAATCCTAATCCATCTGGATGGACATGGGCAGGATTAGAAACAGATTTTGGTTTTGCACCTGATAAAATGAGACTCAACTCAGATTACGCAGCAGTTAGAGCTGACATTGAGGATGCTATTAAAGAAGGTGTAGTTGTTATTGGATCTGCAGGTAATAATAATTTTCATATGGTTGCCGATGGTGATCCTGATTATGATAATAGAGTAGGAGTTGTTGGACTAGGAACAGTTTTTTATAATAGAGGATCCACCCCTGCTAATTCTTTGAATGCTATTAATGTTGGATCTTTGTCAAGTTACGTAAACTTTAGAAGATCTACTTATTCTAACTTCGGACCTTTGGTTGATATATTTGCACCTGGCGATAATATTATTTCTGCTTATAATAGTAGCGGAACATCTGATGGTAAGTATGGTGGTTCAAATTACTACCAAGCAATTAGTGGTACTAGTATGGCATCACCACAGGTAACAGGTGTGATTGCTTGTCTAGCTTCTTACAAACCTAGGTTCAATCAAAGTGATGCTAGAGCTTACTTAGATCAATTTAGTTTTTATAATGACATGACTTGGGATACAAATGGTGGATTGTTTGATGACAATACCTGCCAGAAAGGTAGTCCTGACAAATATTTAATTGCTAAAAATCCTAGACAAGATGTGACAGGAATGATTTCCAATCAAGTTAGTTATAGAAATACTGCTGATGGTGGTCTTACATTTCCTAGATCTCCAATGTTTCATAGAGCAGCACCAGCTGCAACACCTAAGACATTTACATTACAAGTAACCAATATCGGTGCAAGTAGTTATGTGTTCAATGGTAATGATAGATTAACTAACCATGTTGATGCATCAGATCCAGTACTTAATTTCAATGTAAAAGACACAATAATATTTCAGTTTAGTATCTCTGGAAGTCATCCATTTTGGATTAAAACTACACAGACCACAGGAACATCTAATGGAGTTACAACAGGGACTATTACAAACAATGGTCAGCAGTCGTCTAACCTAACATGGGACACTGATGGAGTGACACCTGGCACATACTATTACATTTGTAGATTCCATGGTGGCATGTCTAATCAGATCATTATTTCCTAAGGCATAAATAAGTCTGAGCACTAGTATCTGTTGGCAAGTTAAATGGCTGATCGTTTTCCGTTAATTGTAAATTCTACCTCAAGGAAGATTGAGGAACTTATATCGGGTGATAATTTAGAACTGACTGGTAATGGTTTAATTATCAGTGGAGATTCTGGTGCGGGAAAATATTTAACAAGTGATGGTACTACAGTCTTTTGGGGAAATCCTGGCGATGTTTATCTGACACAAACTCAGACAGTTACAAATAAAACATTTGAAAATTGTACCATAACTGGTAGTCTTAATACTATTACCAACTTACCAAATACTGCTCTCACAAACTCTGGAATTAATATTAACGGTGTTAGTGTTCCTCTTGGTGGCAGTGTAACTACACCAGATAACAACACAACTTATAGTATTTCCGCACAAGATGGATCTATTGCTTCTGAAAAAATTATTCGTTTAAGTGACTCTGCATCTCTTGACGATGACATCACGTTAGTTGCTGGATCTAACATGACCATCAACAGATCAGGTGATGAACTAACATTTATTTCTAGCTATGTAGATACTGATACTGTAACTACATTAGCAGCACAAACTGGTGGTACTGCACAATCTGGAGCAATGATTATTGCTGCCTCTGGAGCAGCAACTGTCTCTCAGGACGCAGCTACTAGAACTATTACCATCAACGCTGTAGATACAGATACTATTACCAGACTGAGAGGTAGCACTGGTAACGCATACGTTGATGGTGACATTACATTCATCGCAGGTGGTGCAACATCAATTACTCAAGGTGCTTTGCCAGCTCCTACTAGCACACCTACATTAGAAATTTCCTCTACTGATACTGTCACTAGACTTAAGGGTGGTACGACTGGTTCTCTTACTTCTGGTGATCTTACACTGGTTGGTGGAACTAACTCTTCAGTATCACAAACTGGAACTACAATTACAATAGACAGCACAGATACAAACACTGTAACAAGACTTGCTACTGGAACCAACGCTGTTCTAGCAGGAGATTTTAAATTTGTAGCTGCTGGTGCATCAAACATTAGTCAATCTACTGTTGGTGGTGTAACTACTATTGAGATTAGTTCTGTCAATACTGACAGTGGTGCTGCTATCACAGCAGATGGTGGTATTCTATACAGTGCATCAAATATTTCTCTTAAAAATAATGCCAACCTAGTTGGTAACACTGTACTTAAATGGGATTCTGGTAACAGTCAGATTGCTAATAGTATTATACAAGACGATGGATCTACAGTAACAATTGGAGGAGACCTACTTGTAACAGGATCTCAAACTATTCTTGAGGTAGCTACTTTAAAAGTAGAAGATAATAATATTGAATTAAGAAAAGGAAATAGTCTAGTTGGTAGTGATGGTGGTATTCAAGTCAACAGAACTACAGATGCATCAGGAAATGTAACTTCTTATCAGAGATTAGAATGGTATGAATCTGGAGGTCACTGGAGAACTAGTGATGGATCTCTACAAAAAGAACTCATAAATGTTTCTGATACACAGACATTAACAAACAAAACTCTTACATCACCAACACTAACTGCTCCTATTCTTGGTGCAGCTACTGCTACATCTCTTAATGGATTAGAGATTACAGACTGTGCATCATCTGTTCTTACATTTACAGACGGAAAAACACTAGAAGTTAAAAGAGATTTACTATTCACTTCAGATAATAACTTAGCATCTATTACTGTAAACTTTAGAAACGGTGGTAACGTTGCATACACAGGAGATACTCTTGCAGTATTCAACTCTACAACTTCTGATCAGTTGAGAGGTTTAATTAGTAATACAACTGGTACAGGAAAACTTGTATTCCAAGATGATCCAATCATCTTAACAGGTCTTACTACAACTTCTGCAGCATTGACCATCTTTAATACCAGTGCTTCAGCTGTCACTTTGTTTGGTGCAGCTACTGGTATTACTATCGGAAATTCTTCTGGAACAACAACATTAAATCACTCACTTCAAGTCAACACTGGTGTTACAACTGGTGTTGTTTCTGCTGGTGGAACAGTCACAGGTGGTGATGTTCTGATTCATGGAACATTAAATGCTGACAAGCAAGACATTCAAATCAGAGGAACACAATCTGATCCAATGAGCGTTGGTCGTGGTGCTGGTGCTGTTGGAACCAATACTCGTGTGGGTGTCGGTTGTTTAGACAACATAAGTTCTGGGTCTCAGAATACTGCAATGGGCTACAGAGCTTTGCTCACTGCAAATGTCGGTGCTTCCAATACTGCATTTGGTTCTAGGGCGTTAAACCAAACAGGAACAGGACAATCTAACGTAGCGGTGGGTAACGATGCACTCCTCAGCAACACTTCGGGAGATAAAAATGTCTCGGTTGGTACTCATTCGTTAGAAAATAACACTGCAGGAAGTGGAAACGTTTGCCTAGGACACTACGCTGGATATAACATGACAGGAACAGGTAATGTCATAATAGGTCCTGCAGATGATGAGAATTCTACTAACGCCACTTACCAACCAGATCAGATTGGAGGTGATAGACAACTTGTTATAGGATCTGGAACAGAAGCATGGGTAAAAGGAAATAGTAATTTTGATGTAACTATACCTAAAGATCTTACAGTTGATGGTGACATGTTGATCCAAGGAGGATTGACTGTTAATGGTACTGTTACCAGCATCAACTCTAACATCATTCAGATTGACGATAAAAACTTAGAACTTGCTG